TCCCAGCACGTTCCCACGCTTCTTCTGCAATTTCTGTGAAGTCAGGGGAAAACCCTGTTGTGCCGGAAGTTGTGGTCATTTTGCCGCTCTCATATTGTCAACCAAATTAGGCCAAGGCCGTCCAGCAGCCTTGGCCATTGCCTTTGCTTTAGATTTCTTGGCAGAACTTAACTTCTTTGGCTTACCTAAATCTTTAGGACGGGGTTTGTCCCAGACTTCCCCGCCCTCTTTGTACTCTTCAACAACATTAGGATTATCTTTTCGGACAATCTTCTTGCCTGATGGCATCTTGGATGGGTTGATGGCTCCCATGCCACGGCTTGCCATCATCTCATTACCCCTTTGGTAAAGCCTTTCCTAGCTATACCATCACCACGTTTACTGGCTGATACAGCCCCGCCTTTGGCATAAGCTTTTATAGAGCCGCCTTTTTTGTTTTCAACCAAGTGGCTGCCAAGAATTTTTCCATTTGCATCTTTTGAATACTCAACCCTTTTTGTTGGCGTTTCATTGGCCAATGCCGGATCCATACCCATGTTATTTAACATTTGCTGACGCATTGATGTGGTAGCAGCTTTCCATTGAAGCGAGTTTTTTAAACTTGTTAGTCTGGCATCCGGAGGGTTGTAAGTGGGCTTAGGAGGTATGGCATCATTCAATTCCGCATCAGATACAGCAGCCTGCGATGGGCCAGTAGGCTTAGTAGCCGCAGGAGTAACCGGAGGGTTGTAAGTGGGCTTAGGAGGTATGGCATCATTCAATTCCGCATCAGATACAGCAGCCTGCGATGGGCCAGTAGGCTTAGTAGCCGCAGGAGTAACAGGTTTTTTCTTGGCTGGTGCAGCAGGCTTTACTGCTGGTGTTTGGCCAATATTACCTGTGCTGTCATAGTCATTCTGACCTGCGTTTAAAGCTTGATTGCTTGCCAATACATCCGCAGCACTTTGTGTCTGCGTTGGGGCTGGTGCTGCTGGCGTAGCTGGCGCAGTATCTGTTGGAGCAGGGCTTGCGCCAGGAATGGTTTTATCGGGCTGATCTTGGCCTTTTGCATAGGCATACAAGGCAGCCAAAGCTAAAGGCGTTAGATTCATGATAGCCCCTTAAGCTTTACCGCCGCCGCACATTGCTTCGACATGGTCATCATGCAATTTATGGCCTGCTGCGTGTTCTTTGTAAATTTCAGAGTGATGCTTATGGCCGCCTGCCATGTGTTCGCTAAGGCGATCTTTAGGCATCTGATGCTCTTCGCCCTTGATGGTTTTACCATGAGGGATAAATGGTACGTGTGCGTCTTTCATAATGACTCCTTATTTGCGTTTGGGGGATTGAGTGCCAATGTCATTGCCAGCCATCTTGGGCATCAATGCCCGGGTATGGCCTTTTTGTTGGATTGCATGTTCACCACGGGGTAGATTGCCTTTCTTAAGGTCTCCGCCTCTTTCCATTTTAGATGGCTCCATACGGGCTTCTTTAATGCTACCGCCTTTGGCAAAAGCTTTACCGCCTGTAGCCATCTTTTTACGGTACATGATGGCTGCATCTCCGCCAGTTTCAGATCCAGTAAAGCCACGTTTTTCCCAATCTTGGGGTTCTTTGCGTACTTTGCCTGCCTGCTTATTCATGTAATCACGCAAACTCAAACCGGATTTTTCCAATTCTTCTTTGGTGACGACTTTCTTTTTGGGGGCAGGAGCCGCTTTAACGGTGACTTCAGGACTCATGTCTTCTGCTTGGCTGCTGTATTTTTGACCCATTTCTTGGTCTAAATTAACATCAGATCCATCTTCTCCGTCATATCGTTTGGTTCTCATGATTGCTCCTTAGATAATTCTGCCGCCCATTTTAGGCATTTTGGCTTTGGTGTGACCAGACTGCTGAATGGTATGTTCGCCATGAGGACGCTTACCACCTGCCGCTACCTTCTTCATGGGTTCCCCTAAAGCATATTGGCCGGGAACTGAACCGCCTTTTGCAAAGGCTGCACCGCCACCCTTCATGGCCATTTTCAAATGCTTATGAGCCATTTGCATATGCTCATGGGGTTCCATCTTGGCCATGCCACCACGCTTCATTCCGGGAGCGCCCATAGGGGCTGCCGCAGGGGCTGCCATAGGAGGACGTTTGGCTGCCATCATAGCGGCCAATAGACGGGGGTCTACCTTCCCGCCACGTGCCATACCTTTGGCCTCTTCACGTTCCTCTTTGGCAATTTTCTCAAGCTGTTTGGCTTGACGCATTTCCATGCCTTTTGATTCTTTCATAGATCCACCTTGTTTAAACGAGCGGCCTTTATCGGCCTGACTAAAATCCTGCCCCACACTTTGTGGAACTCCTGCTTTCTTGGCGAATGCTGGATTGTGAGCCACCGCTGCCATGAAATTGTGTTGCTTTTTGCTGGTACTTGGCATATTAGCAATTCCAAGCCTTAAGGCTTTTGTTAATCCTGCTGTTTGGGTCTTTGGCTGTCTTTTCCGAAGTCAGCTTCTTCTTCATGCCCGTCATTCTTGCACAGAATGAATCCTTGCGAGATCCGCCCTCGGGTTGGGGAGCTTTTAAATTCATCCCCTCCTTCTTTGCGGATGCCCGACCCTTGGCGTTTAGCCCGCCGTTCGGATTCTTCCCTTCTNNNCNTTGCCATGCAGGTGACTTAGCCATAACAAATCGTTACCGCTGCAACGTGGGTTAATGAAGCGTAAATTCCATTGGAAGCAAGAATGCCTTCGCCGGGAATGTTAACAACATACGGTGTTGCCAAAGCTGGAACGTCATATTGCCAAAGAATATTTCCGCTACCTGTTGTGGCGTTATCATACAAAATCAAAGTTCCAGCAGTTCCATCGCTGGTAAACACAACTTGCTTTAAACGAGTACGACCAGAAACAAGAACCGCAGATGTATTGGTATGCGCCGCCTTGACATCATATTGCATTGTCATGATTAATCTCCTTGTAAATAGGGGCCGAAGCCCCTTTGATTAATCAAAGTTACCGTAGGGGTAAGTTGTGGTTGTACCAATGTTGCCATCAACTTGTGTATAACGCACTGTCAAATACAAAGTACCTGCGGTTGGTGCTGGTGTTCCTGTACCTGTGATTGCCAAAGTCATCACCACTTGCGAAAAAGTGGCTGGCTCAACTACGCCTGCTGGATTAGTAAAATCAGCAGTGGTAGATTGGATAGCAGCCAACTGTGTACCAGTGAAAGTTGTGGAATAACGACCAGCAACCAACACGTTTGCAGTAGCGGTCAAAGTTACTGAACCGTACTGAGTGCCGTTAAATTGATTGCCAATATTCACAACACCAGCAGTGATTGTGCTGCCACCTGTGATGCCTGTACCAATGTCAACAAAGAAGTCGTTGATCTGCGATCCTGTGGGCAAATAAAATATTGCGCCACGATAGACTGTGGTGGAAGCATCAGCAGTGGGAGTTGCTGCAACTGGTGGATAAACTGAACTTGATGGAGAGTAAACAATTGCGTTTACGTTGGGGATCAAGTTGCCATTGACAAATTGACCACTTCCGCCAGCATAACCAGCGGTTCCATTGCCGCCTGTGTTGGCAAAGTTTAAGTCAACATTTTGTGTTAGATCGGTGTAACCTACGTTACGTGCTGGGCCAAAACGTTGGTCGCCCGAAAGAATTGGGCCTGAAAATGTACTGCGTGCCATGATAAATCCTTATGCAAAAGCCTCTTGTCAATCGTTGCATCGTGACCCCTAGGCGGGCTGCCGACAAGAGAAAAATCCTAGATAGTCTGTTTATACCATTATGTTTAAACAACGTCAACGACTTTATTTGATTTTTTAAGGTTCTCTTCCTGAGTGATAACACGCAGATTCCAAGGCACATGTAGCCCACATACCGCCTCTGAGATAATAGGAATAATGTGGTCTACAACATACCTCTCTCCAGCTATTTTCGTAAGTTCTTGGGCCTTTAAATACAAGGTTCGCATGGCCAGTTTTTGCTCTGCGGTGATCCATTTGGGGGTAGCGTTGCGATGTCTACGTCTACGCACACTAGTAAGAGCTTTATACAATTCTGGGTTTTCTTCTTTGTATTTTTTCTTATACTGATTTACTTCTTCTTTTGGCCTTGCGCTAGATCTAGCTTTTACAGTTTCTTTATTGCGTTCATAGTAACGCCGTCCTGCTTCTTTAGCGGCTTCAGACTTTGGCTTCTCCTTGCGTTTATCATTATCAATTACCCAGTCCTCTTTCATACACTCTACACATGATCCCTTGGTCTTGCGTAAAGCAATATGCCCACGAATACAAGAAACCCCCGTAAAGTAATGCGTTGCTCCTATACGTTTTGCCTCTGCTCTGTTATTTGGATACTCCATATCATTCTCCTAGTTACGATACGAGCAATTATACGGCAAATAAAAAGGGCCTGCAAGAGGCCCTTTAAAGTACTAATTTAATACTTTTAATTTAGAAAGAACCGCTTGATCCCCAGATTCCCAATGGATCTGACCAACCAAACGAATACCTTTCACGTGCTTTGTATCGAACGTTCCCTGTATCAAAATCCCCGTCCATTGAATTCTGGAGAGGTGTACGCTCGAAATGCTTCATGCCGTTAGGCACATCTGTGGTCAAGAACCATGCATTAACGTCTGTCAAGAAGTGATTCATTACATATCCTTCGGATATTGAACCATTGTTCTCTAGGGCGTTGATGTCATTGTTGTTTGTACCAACACGCAGTTTTGTCTCTAGCAAACGGGTTGCTACAAACTGGAGTGAAGGAGGAACAATCAACTTCTTGGGTTTAGCTGCGATCAAAAGACCACGCTCGTCCGTCCAAGCGGCGATCTGAATGACTGCGCTCTCAAGAGAGGTTTCATTCAAGTCAGCTTGAGTGGTGGGAGTATTGGCATTTGTTCCGCCGTTAACCAAAGAATGGCTGGTGGAAAACAAAGGAGATCCATCACCGCCAATGTAAGCTGCATTAAAGCCGTTGTTTAGAACGGCAGCAGCTTTCACTTGCTTGGTGTAAGCCATAGCACGAGCCAAACCCTTTGTATAACGAGCGGCTAGGCTGTCATACAAGTTATCTTCAATCGCNTCTTCAGTGATTGAGAAACCAAGGGCAATGGTTTCGTGGTTATAGCGAGTTGTCCATGCCTCTTGAGCATTGTCATAAGCGATGGCTGAACCNTCGCCTTTGACTGGTGCTGCTGAGAAGCCAGACAATTTGGTCTCTTCNTCNAATGAACGCTCTGANGTCTCTGTTTCGTAGANNTCTTTGTGTTCTTCGCCNTAACGTGCATACTCTAGACCGAACAANGCGTTCAANCCNGGGAGCANTTCTTTTAACAGTTGCGCTCTTGAAATAGCCATGATTTAGCTCCTTAGACAGCAGTTGCAGTGTAATACTCGTGGATACCAAAGTTCAATTTGACTAGAACTTCAGGATACTGNGTAAACACNANGGTTGATGAAGAGGCAAATGCGGTACTTGGAGCTGCNTTCAACACAACAGNAGTTGCGCCTGCNNNNGCTGCCGTAGCAACGNAAGAACCAGANTGGATAAGCTGNCCATTNGGNGCAATAGATGCNACATCTGTTCCCACTGGGAGAGCAAATGGGATACCTGATGCAGTTGTCACTGTAGCGGTTGAAATGCTAGAGTAGCCAACATTACCCAAAGATTGGGCTGTATCAGCAACCAAACCAACCACACGAGCCACATAAGCAGAGCTTGTGGTAGCTGCGGGGATGATTAGACCGTTTGAGCTGTCGCCAGTGTTGACGTTGCCTGCGAGGTCAGAACCTTGCAAGTTTTGTCCAACCAAAGCTACAGCAGCAGAAGTCACGGTTGTGGATCCAGAAGAAGTCACGATAGCTGCTTTAAATACAGTATCAGGATCATCTGTAACGTAAGCTTGAATATCACCAGCTAGGGTACTAGCGGGATAATATTGGCTAAACCGTTTTTGCTTTGTGACTGGGTCTGTATAGGTACAGCCCAAGAAGATGCCAACCATACCAGCAGCACCACCAGCGGTGGTAACGGCTAGACGGGTAATCAAACCACGTGCTAAAGCAACAAAGTCGCCATAGAAAATGTTTGTACCATAGTTGTACTTGGATAGGCAATAAACGGGTAGAACCCGAAAATACCTGTCCACCAATCAAGTTGATTGGCTTTAGCCCGTATGGGGCAGAGACAATTGGATAAGCCATTTAAGGACTCCTTGATAAATTAAGAACCTGAGCCGAATGTGACCTTTGAAGACTTCTCTCTAAAGAGAGGCATTCTTGGATCATTGTTTCTCATGAATGTGTTGTCTACCGATTCCATTTGAGCTTTGTTTTGCGAGTTGTAATAAGCATCCCGCTGTTTCATAAACTCCTCTGGAATCCTGCAAAGCAACAATCCACCTACTTCGATATTGCCTTTAAACTGGCCGCTTTGAGATGCCATCACCATTAGTTCTGGATATTCATCCGCTTTCACGGGTTCCCATCCTTCTCTAAGTTTAGAAGAAATGTTCTGAGGATCGTCTTTACCCATCATGGCGATACGAATGTATCGATGTGTCCAACCCGGTCTTGGGTCAGGCATGGGTAGAATCTCAGGCGCTCTCCACGATTGAGGACGTTGAAATTGAGTGCGTGACTCGGTGTCACGGCTTGCACGATTATCAGCCATTGTTATTTCTCCTTAGTTGAGCAACCTCACGAGCGTAGCGTTCCAACGGAATGCCCAATCGCTTGGCAATGTTTACCTCTGACGCAGACAATGTGATCTTTTTGGGGGCCACACTTCTGGACGCAGAAGCGACATTTGATTTAGGGCGCTGCCTCGTATCAGCGGTTTCCTCAGACTCAAACTTATCTGGGAAAACTTGACGAATTCGACTATCTAAACGTTGATAGTATTCATCACTCTGCGGGTCAACGCCCGAATTAACCAGCTTTGTATGCACCGCTAGGGCCAAGCTGGTCATTTCCTCATCCTGTCCGAACCAATCGTTGTTACGTTGCCAACTTTGGGCTTTAGGATCTGCCTGCGGGTGACTAGGTTGTACTACTTTTGGAGCAGGTTGTAAAGGGGTGGGCCTAAAATTGTTAACTTTCTCAGCTCTTAGGGCTGCGTTGGTCAATTCTTTTTGAGCTTTTAGCAACGCCTCAGAGTCACCTTCCTCATATTGTAAAGACGCTCCGCATCAGCCATTTCGCTGTTTACATTGCGTTTTGCTTGGTCAATAAAAGCCGTTTGGCTGACATTTACGGTGCTTTTTAGCCGTTCATTCTCTTCATAAACAGCTTTTGCAAGGTTTAAAGCCTCTTCCCGCTCACGTAAAGCAGCCTCTTTTTGCCGTCTTTCTTCGTGATAACCCTTGGCAAACTCCCTTACTTTCTGGCTTTGTTGCTTTTTGGTATAACCTTCTAGCTCCTCATCCGTGGGTTCCACGGGCCTGTATTGGGACGGACGATAACGAAATCGCCAACCTTACAGGATGGGCCAGATGGGAATCTGGTTGGATCTTTGTAAGCATCTGGGCCAAGTTTCACTACAAATAGTACTGGCGAAAGCACTTCTTCATAATGTATTGTGGTTTTAGCTTTAGCCAATCCGCTTTCATATTCCTCATCAATCTCTGGTAAGACCGTCAGAATTTGAAAACGAACTGGATCAGGCAATTGTTTTGCCTTGTCTTCTGCGTTGTCTGGGAGAGTAGTCGTTGCCTCTCCATCGCTGATTAAAAGATCACTCATCGTCTATTTGCTCCATTTTTCGTAAGAGGTCAGTGATTAAATTCTGTGCGTACAAGAGACCCCTAATCTGGCCGCACATATCTCGGTAAGCAGGGAAGTCCGCAGCCCCCCCGTCACCTAGACTCATTGAGAGGGAACGTTCCTTCTCTCGTAATTCAGATAGCAAATGCTTGAGTATCTTTTCTTCCATTATTT